CCCCAAAGAGCCGAAGGCTTGCGGAACCGCCCTCGGCATACCCACCGCCGAAGGCTTTCCCCCGCCGCCCACCCCATTAAACGGCTACAGCGGCCGTGCCTGCAGGTGCAGGTGGTAGCCGCTCCCGGCGTCGTGGTATTTGCAGGTTTGATGGTCCGGGTGGCCGTAGGGGAATCGCGCGTTCGTCCAGCCGGCGATCTCCGCGTGCTCGCCCGGCCCGAGCGACCGGAACACGCAGTCCAGCCCCCTCCAATGCTCATGCACCGAGTTGGTCCCCGGCCGATCACACCAGATTTCCGTAATGCTGGCGACCGCGCGGTATTTCGCCCAGGCGTAGGCGCAGACGGCCAGGAATACGGCGTAGACGCGCAGATCGAGCCGGCCCGACATCAGCTCGTCGTAAATCCGCGTCGTCTTACAGAGAACCGGCGTCTCGATGCGGGTTTCAAACTCGGTCATATCGGCCTCCTGAAAATTTGACAATTCCGTTTCCCCATGATAAAATTTTCTTGGCGTCTCGAATCGGTTTTTTTGTCTCTCGTTCCCGGGCGCCTGATCGGTCTCCGATTCGGGACGCCCGCCCGGGAGCGGGGGCAATCCGGAGGCCATTGCATGTACCCCGATGAACCGTATTTCAACCTCATGGTATTTGTTCGCCGGCTTGCAATATGGGCAATTACCATAATCATTCTCGCGCTTTTGGCTCTCGCCGCAATCTGCTCATAAGGAGGCCATATGAAACCGTTCAGAATTCTCGTCTGCATGTTGCCGTTTTTACTACTCCCCTTGTGCGTTCTGTCGTTCATTTCCATCAGCCCCGCCGCATTCCCAAGGGATTCAGGCACAGGCAGATTTGCAAGCCTTCTGGCAAAATTCGATCAGCAAGTAACCGCCTTCGAGAAGGCGAGCGCGCCGCGTACACTGGTAGTTGGCCGGTCGTATGCCTCTGACTACGCCGACAATCTCGGCTGTTATAATCTTGCTTTCGGTTCATGTAATTTCGCAGATGTCCAAAACATCATTCGCGCCTACTGCCGCCCGGAGGATACGGTTATTTACGTTTTTACCGCGTATGACTTGATCGAGTCCAACCCGGCAAAGCCGTTCGTAACCAGCGCCCTTCACCGCAAAGGTTTTCTGTTGCGCCAAATCGCAAGAAGCACGTTTGCTCCATCTAATTCCATCCCGCCTCAATACTCTGATTCGAGCCTTGGCATTCAGCATCTTCAAGCGCTGCAAAAGCTTCATCGTAACATCCGTTTCGTTTATCATCCCGCCAACGGGAAAGCGCCGGAGCAGTTACGCGCAAACAATCTCGACTTCCTAGACCTTTATCCATATATCACAGCCTACGATTACAAGCCTGACCGCGTACATCTAAGCCCTCGCGCCGCCGCCACGGTCGCCCGCCATATCAAAGCGTCTCTATAAGAACCAGCCAGCTACCGTAATGGCGATAGCGGTCCATGTGGTAGAGGTAGCCCAGTATTCAATGACCCGGTTTTCATCACACGCAACAATCATGGTCGCAGCGATTCCAAGATTTGCAACTTGAGTATTTAAATTCGCGTTTACGATCGTGTTGGTATTCCCGTTTCTCCTGAAGATAACGGCGCTTCCGGCCACATCATCATTTATCCCCACGCGCAAAACCACGGCCTTCGCTCCAGCCGGAACAATTGCGCTTAGGTCCAAGTCGCGGTAAGTGGCATCTGTAGTTAAATCACCTACTGCAAAATCAACCGCCGCAGGATCGCCCCGGTTAACGAACGCGCCCGGCGCAAGGTAATCGGTCCCGGACACCGCCTTTGCTACAACCCCGCTGGCATGCTTCAGGATTCCATCATCGAGACTGGACAGCGCCTGCTCTGCGGATAGATCACCATTGGCCGTCTGCGTGATATACGTCGCGTCTGTAGGCGCGCCGCCTGCCCCACCGCCGCCGCCTGTCCCGCCTGTGTGGATCGGGTGAGTGATGAGCGCCTTGCACGAGTCAGCATCAATCACCTCTGTAATAATTCCCCAGCATGTATCATCCCGCGTCGTGGTATGGCCGGTTCCGGACGGCCCGAATGCGAGATAGTCGCCCTCGTCGAATCCCGGTGTGTAAATGCCGTCAATGGTCACGATCCCGGCAATGTTGACCAATCCGGATGCCGCATTATCTATGGCCTCTGCCAGCACGCCGAGGAAATTGGTGGCGCCGAGCGCCCAGTCGTCGTCGAATGTATCGGCGCTGCCCTCTTTAATGAGCACTGCGGTATTCGCCGTGAGATTCGCGCCGCTCCCGTTCGTGAATGTGTCCTGGAGGGTGACATGGCCGTGATTGGCAAGCGCGAAATCTACACCGACGATGTTCTCGAGTTCGGATTCGGAGTCGATCTCGGTTGCGGCGATGATATTGATTGCGCCCATGAGCGCCTCGAGTTCGGTGAGCGAGTCGATCTCGGTCGCCTCGATCAGGTTGACGGCGCCCATGATGGTTTCGAGTTCGGAGACCGAGTCGATCTCGGTTGCGAGGATGACATTGACGGCGCCGAGCAGCGTCTCGAGCTCGGATATCGAGTCGATCTCGGTCGAGACGATGATGTTGATCGCGCCCATGAGCGCCTCGAGTTCGGCCTCTGAGTCGATCTCGGTCGAGACAATAACGTTGCTCACGTCGGTGAGCAGCGTCTCGAGCTCGGCCTCGGTGTCGATGTCGGCCTCGGCGATTGTGCCCTCGGAGGTCAGGCCTGTATTGACGAACGCGCGGCACTGGCCGGCCGAGGCGCTGGTCATGGCGACGCCGAAGACGCCCGCTGTGACGGCGGCGACGCCTACCGCTTTGCCGGCCGTGGTGGACGTGACGAGATACTGCCCTCTCGTGGCCGTGGTGACATTCACGAGGATATACATGCCCTCGGTGTCGACCTCGACGTCGTTTCCGCTCGCAACGGTTTCAGCCGCAATACCCCCGACCTTTGAGGCGCCCTGCGTGGTCGTAGTCTCGACGGAATTGTCGTTGTCGGCGTCGATGACCACCACGTCGCCGGCGGACACGTTCGATCGGGCGGTCGGAGTCCAGCCGATGGCGCGCGCCGGCGCGGGCGAGAAGAGGAGCAGCAGCAGCGAGATTAGCACAATGATCTTTTTCATAACAGATACGTCTCCTTTGCGCGTTCGATGATTGTCCCTGGGACGAATATGTCGCCGTCGGATTCGACGGTTGCGATGCGGGCGGAATTGAGGTTCAGCCACAGCGTCGAGCCATTCGAATTGAGTTCGTTCGCAGCGCCGGCAAAGCTCAGGGTCTGCTTGTGGCGCACGCGGCCCTTGAGATACAGGTTGCCGGCGCTCGAAAATTCCATCATGCACGTATTATCCGACAGCGAGAATTTCGCCCGTGAATTGTCGCTGTCCCACTCGAGCGGGTTTGCCGTCGCCGCCTCGAGCGTCTGCGCCACGCGCACGCTCCCGCGCAGGTAGAGCGCAGATGATGTGATCTTTGCGACGACCACGGATGACACAATCACATAGATTGCATTGCCCGTGATGAGGACCTGCGCGACGCTGTCCTCATTTGCGAATTCATACGGCTCGAGGTAGGCGAGGATATCGAGCGTGTGCGGGCGTTTCTGCGGAGCCGAGCCGGGCAGATAGCTGATCCCGATGATTTCGCCGAGCGCGGCCGTCATGCCGAGCCTGGCGTCAGTGCACGCGATGATGTCCGCGCGCTCGAGGTCGATGTTTCCGACGAGCGTTTGCAGGTTGTACACCTGGCGGCGCTGCGCTTCCTGGGCGAGAATAAAATCGGCGAGGTTCTGCGCGTAGGCGCTCGAGCGGACGGCCCAGGCCTCGATGGTTTTCTCGCGCAGGCCGTAGTCCGACTGAGAGGCGGCCGATTCGGCCTTGCGGGATTGCCGAAAGTCATTTTGGATTTTCGATTTTCGATTTTCGATCGCTGAGTAATCCTTATCGAATAACACGATCACGCGATTGGAGACGGCTGAGAGCGGGAGCGGACTGAGTTTGCCGGTCCCCGGCAGCCGGGCGGTGACGCCTGTGGGCCCGAGCGTGCGGACCGAGCCCGAGAGCAGCGCCGGCCGCATATCGAAATGCCACGCGCCGGCCGAGCCGCCCTCGAGGCGCAGCCACGAGCGGGCCTGGTAGGCGAGTTCTGCGAGCGCCTCGTGCGCGGTCCGCGCCTCGAGCAGAGCGAACGCGAACACGGCGCTGCGGTCATCGAGCGCTGTCTCGGCCGCATCGAATGACGTCGAGTCGATGTCGCCGGCGGAGAACCCGAGCAGGCCCGTCATGATGTGCTGGATCACGAGCGACGGATTCTCAATTAACGTGCCGCTGCCGTCGCCGGCATCCTCGATGCCCTCGACGTCGCACGAGACGTTGTAGTCGATCGTCTTTTCGATGGGCAAGTACTTTACAAAGAAAAATAATGAAAAGACCTTGAAGGTCCCGGAGTAATCGACGTTCCGGACGCACAGATGGGCGTCCTGGAACCAGCCCCACGGATCGTCAACGGCGGACGCGTCGATCGCGCCGGCTGCGACGAGATCGAGGAAATTAGTGGTCGTGAGCGTCGATCCTTGGTCGTTTCGCCGCCGCCCGTCGGCGTGTATTGAACCTCGATGCCGGCCATATACAGGTACGCCTCGGAGTCCGAGACTGCGCCGCCCGTCGAGAGCCAGGCCTCGATGCGGCATCCCGACGACGTGAGTGTGGTTTCCATATCGAGCGCGTCTCCGGACAGATCGACCCACGCGGTGTAGTGGCGGTCGCCGTCCGATACGGCCGAGACGGTTGCCCGCAGAACATTATTAAAATAAAACAGGATTGTCCACGTCGGCCGCACGAATCCGTTGCCGTTGCCGCAACGATATTTGCACCTGATTTGCTGGACCGTGCCGCCCGGCGGAGTGAGCGTCGATTGGAGCGTGAGCACGCCGAACTGCGTCTTGCCCGAGAGCTGCGACGGCGAATGCACCGCGCGGCACGCGGTCTCCCAGTTGCCATCGACCGCGAACGCCGGCGGCAGCGTATCGACATAATATCCGGTGGGCGTGTCGTTGTCGTTTTCCAATTGATTAAAAATCACATTGTGCACCGGCAACGTCGTGTCTCGGACGACCTCGCTGACTTTCTGCGAGATGTGCCGCTCGAGCGTGTCGTAGGCCTCGCGCTGGTGGCCGTATTGCGGGGCCCACAGATTCTGCCAGTCCATCGAGAGGCCCGTTTTCTCGACGCGGAACTGGAGCTGTCCCGGGTCGAACTGCTCGGAGGTCGAGAACTCGATCGCCGCATGTACCTCGAGCAGGCGCCCGCCCTGGGTGATGGGGGTCGAAGGAATGTCGGTTTCGGTTTCAGTGGATGTTGTGAAAACAAAATAGGGCCGCAAAGACGCGCTCACTGCATCGACGCTGTGAAAATCCACCTCTGCGCCGCTCCCGTCCCACGGTTGCCATATTACGATCCCTTTTTCCAAGTCCACGCTACCGCCCAATTCAAACTCAAACCATGTATCAGCTCCAGTTATAGTGACCGCATCAATGACTGAGCCCGTCGGATTTTGCGCGGTCCCGTTTGGTTGATTGGTCCAGGTGAGAGCTGCCGCGTCGAAAATCGCCGCGCTTTGCGTAGCATTAATGACCTCTCCATTTGCCAGCGCAGTTGTGCGCAGAAATAAGCTAACAGCCGAAAAGGAAGCGGGTATATTCGCGGCATCCAGGCTAATATATGCTCTCCATGCCATGACTGGACTTGGGGTATTGCTCCGGTAAATCTTCAACGTTGTCTCAGACCCATAATTTGTTGAAACCATATCGGAACGAACATAGGCATCCTGATTGACCGTAATTTGTTCGCTCGATGATACAGACGTCGCGCTAACGCTCTGCGTCCTTTGCACCTCGAGCGGACTGTTTACGGTGGTCACCTCTGCGGCCGTGTTGGCCTCGACCTCGTCGATCACGAGCGCGTAGTCATCGCACGCGTTGTCGTCGCCCTCGGCGTCCGGCCAGATTTGCAGCTCGTTGACCGCCTCGGAATCGACCAGGCGCGCCGGTTCGCCGTCGAACGTGAGCGTCGTCAGCGTGCGCCCGCTCAATGTCGTTGTATCGTTTTTATTTACCGTGACATCATCCGGATCGGCGAGCTGCCCGCCGACGCGCACGCGATCGACCGATGCGCAGGCGTGATCCGCAACGACGAAAACACTCGAGGTGATTTTCTCACGCACCTGCGCGCCGTGCTGATGCGTGTCCGGCTCGGTCGAGTTGGCGTGGCGCGCGCAGCCCGTGAACGCAGCGACTGTCTCGCCGAGCCACGAGTAGGCCGGATCGAGCGCGGTATACGTGATTTCCTCGTCATCAATAATTATTGTGCCGGACGCGGGGAAATCCTCGACCGAGTAGACGCGTATCGTCTCGTCGCCGGGCGAGTGGCTGCCATACAGTTCGGTGGCCGCTCCGGAGCTGACACAGATCGCCGGCACGCGCTCGACGTCCCCATAGATGACAGGCACGCGCTTTCCGATCGAGTCCTCGGGCGCATCCGGGAAATCCGTCAGATTGACATCATGCTCGGGGAGCGTCTGATCGAGGCGCGCCTGGCCCGACTGCACGAAATCGATTTTCACGCCATCGATGCCGATTTCCTGCACCTGGTTGATCTCGAAATAGGCGAGCCACTCGATGTCGGCGGCGGCGGTACCCGAGAACCACAGGCCGAGCCGCGCGGGTGTGCCCTCGGGAGTGTAGAGCGCGAGGATATCACTGAACGCCTCGGTCGCATCCATTTTAAATGTCACGCTCAGATCATCGATCGACCCGAGCTTTTTGAAATCGAGCGAACTGCGGAAACCGCCCCACGAGAGCACGTAGGCCTCATAGGTGTCATCTCCGATGGTGAGCGCCTGGTCGGCGTATTTGCCCGTCCACGTCGAGGCGCGCGCCCAGTCGATCTCGAGGACGGCGCGCGGCCCGCGTGCGGTGGCTGTGCGCTTGGCCTCGGCGGCAGCGGTCAGGGTTTTCATATAAGATTTTTATCCGCAGATTTCGCAGATTTTCACGGATTTCATGTTTCGTTTCGCAGTGTGATGACAAGCGTGTACGAGTTGTATGTTTCGAGGACCTGGTTGAGCCGGCGGTCCATCCAGCGCATGGTGTACTGGGTCGACGCGGCGTCGGAGTCGGTGAATGTGAACGTGTTCTTCATGCCGTCGAGCGTGGTTTTGAAGAAGGACTCGAGGTTGTCGAGTTCGGTCTGCGTCAGATGTTTGAACGTGAGTATCCAGAGTTCGTACGGATTTTCGAGCAGCTCGTCGATGACCAGCGTCCCGCCCTCGCTCAGCACATCGACCTGGCCGTGGTCGTAGTCGATGTTTTTCGGGTACACGTACGACTGCACGTCGAATGTGACCGCGTCTTTTGTGAAGGTTACGTCGGCCATGTCATACTCCGGATCTTTCGGCCCGTTGCTGCTCGAAGCGGACCGCGAGCGCATAGCGCTGCGCATCTCCCGGACGCGCGGCCTGCGGCGGCAACTGGAATATTTGATGGTACGTGTCCCCCGCGCCGCCGCCCTGGCCCTGCTGCGGCGTCCACGGCGACACAGGCGGGCCGAATCGGGGAGGCGCCGGCTGCCTCGGGTACCCGTCGCGTGGCAGATCGATCCGGATCGGATTCGCGCGAATGAAATCATTCAGGCCGGCGTACTCGAGGCGCATCGCTAGCAGGCCGAGGCGCCAGTTGTCCACCATCGAGGGCGAATGCCTGGCAAATGGATTCAGCCAGGACATCAGGTCTTTCCCTTTTTCAACGAGCCAGTCGATGGTCGAACTGAAGACGGCTTTCAGCCACGTGAAGAACGCGGAGAAATTGTCCTTCCACGTCTGAATCGATTTGCTCCACCAGTCGGAGATGAAGGATATCAGGCCCGACAAGTTGTCCTTCCACGTCTGCACCGATTTGCGCCACCACTCGACGATCTCGAGAAACAGCCCGCGAAACCATTGCTTGATGAATTCGATGCCGACCTTGAAGCCTTCTTTCATTTCAAACCACAGCCGTTCGACGTCCTGGCCCATCCGCCGGAAATTCTCCGAGATGAATTGAGCGCCGACGCTCAAGCCTTCCTTGACATCTTCCCAGCGGAACGCGATCAGCGCGATCGCGGCCGCTACCAGCCCGAGCGGAGTCGTCAGCACCAGCAGAGCCGGCCCGAGCGCGACGAGCGCGACAATCATCAGCGCGAGTTTCGGATGCGCCGTCGTGAATTCCCAAATGCCTTTTACAATCGGCTTCAGCGCGGTGTAGATGCCGTCGAGCGCGGCGCCGAAGTCCGCTACGTCCGTCTTGAGCGCCTGCCAGTCCTTCGAGGCGTCTCCGGATGCGATGTACCTGAACATGTTCCGGACCTTTTCCTCGATCCAGGTGATGGCGCCGCCGACGTCCCCCCGGAGCATCTCCTGCATTTTTTTGGCGATGTCGGAGAAGTTGATATCACCTAATGTTATGGGTACTTTTATTGTCTGATTTTTGCCTAGATCTTTCCCTCTCGCTTCAAAATTTTCTCGGAGCGACTTATTTTGATCCCATGCGGGCATTCCAACACCAGTTTTTCTCACTTCTCTCTCTCCGAACGGGATACTGCGGAGCAGAGCGAGCGCTTCCGCTTTGAGCGCCTTGAACCGCTCCTCGATGCGGAGCGTTTTCTTGAAGAACCTCTCGGCCGAAGTGGTCCAGCGGTCGATCGTGGCCGTGATGTCGGCCGCCTTCGCGCTGTCCTTCAATTTATTGAACGTGTCGCCGATGAAGCCGATCACCCGATTGAAAATCTTCGAGTCGGTGATTCCCTTGCCGACCTCCTGGAGAAATTGTTTGAGCGCCAACCATATCTGCTTGAACCGATTCGATGCACTCCCGAGCGTGCGCTCCCAGTCTCCCTGCGCCGCCGCCGTGCGCTCCATGATGAGGCCATAACGCGCGAGTATCTTCTCGCCCTCGGTCAGCTCGCCGGTTGCGGCGCCGATGCCGTGCGCGAGCGCGTACGCCTGGACCGCCGTCTCATTGATCACGATTCCCAGGCGCTTGAGCGGTTCGACTTCGCCCGTGATGCCAGCCTGCAATTTCTCGAATGCCTCGTCGAGCCCGAGATTGTAGAACGATGCCAGGTCATACGTGAGTTTGGTGAAAGCCTTCGACATCTCGAACGCCTTGTCCGGAGCGGCCCCCATCGACACGAGCATGACGTTGAACGTGCCCAGGTATTTCTTGATGTCGTTCTCATTTTGTCTGAGCGCCTTCGCTGTTTCTTCCGCCCACGCCTGCGCGGCATCGACCATATTTCCCATCGAGACGACAAAGAGGTTTTCCGATTCGGTTACATCACTGCCGAATTTGATGAGCAGCGTGAGGATGCCGGAAAGCGCCAGCACAACCCATTTCGCGCCGGTGACGATCGTGCGGAACGCAGTCATGGCGACCGACTGGATCGCGTGCAGGCCGCTCTTGATCAGGTCGAGAGCCGGCTTGAGCGAGAGGATCGACGAGACGGCGCCGCGCGAGAAAGACGAGAACGCGCCCTTCGCCTTCGGATCGGCCGCATGCGAAAGCTCGTCCACCGCATTTTTGGGTTTTCGGATTTCAGAGGAAAGCTGGTCCTTCCCCTTCATCCGCACTTCTACGTCGTAACCTTTATCAGCCATGAATCAATCCGTGACAATCCGCGTTAATCCGTGGTTTCATTTGCCTGGTTCTTTGAGCTTTTTGCGCTCATATTTGTTTCGCTCATCGTTGAGGACCTCGAGGCCTCTCCACTCGTCGAGCGTGAGGTCGTCGAGCAGGAAACGGCAACCGCACTCCTTCAGCCGGTCGAGCCAGAGGATGTGCCCGATCCAGCCTCTGACGCTGAACTCGATGTGCGGCGCCGCCGATTCGCAGCCTTCGCATGCAGTCGGGTCCATCTTCAGGCGCGTGCAGTTTTCCTCGCCCGGGCACGGTTTGGCATCCGATTGTTCGATCAGTCGTCGGATGCCGTCTCGGAGTTTTTTTCGTCATCATCGTCCTCACCCTCGTTCCAGATTTCTCCGAGATCGCGGATTGCAGCCGATTTGTGGAGGATCGGAATGAGCTGTTTCCACTGTTCGCCCTGGCACTCGAGCGGCTCGCCGGCCTTGCGGTATCCCTCGACGCGCACGACGATCTCATTCCACAGTTTTTCGCGCGCCGCAAGCGAGCGGTCACGGAATTCCGGCTGACCGCGTTTTGGTTTGAGACACGATGTTTCGGCCTCGTAGTTTTTCCATTGCTTCGGTGTCGGATCGCGCAGGACGTGCAAAACGGTATAGCGTTTGCCGTTGAGTTTGCCCCCGATTCGGATTTCGTGTTCCTGCGCCTCGGTGACATCGAATCCGAAGGATTCTTCCTGTCTTTCTTTTCCTTCTTCCATTTTCCGCGCCTCCTTGGTGGTTTGTTCTATGCCTCTGAATCGAGCAGAGCCGTCGTCGTGTTCGTCACCTCGAGCTGCGCCAGGTAGCCGGTCACCGAGTCGTAGACGATGTCGGTCTCGACATTGTAGAGAAGCATGTTGTCCTCGGACCCGATCGGCAACACCTTGTAGTACAGCGCCGGGATCGTGAGGATCATTTTGTTGTAGTACGTGCTGGCAATCACCGCGCCGGTCGCCGTGATGATGCAGCTCGAGAGCGTGCCGGCCAGCAGCGCCGTCCGCTCGACGGCGGCGTCATCGAGCAAAATCGTGAACGCCAGGCGCGCAGTCCGCCGCCCGTGATGCAGCCGCCCGCGATACTGGCCGCTGTTCGGGTGATAGCCGTCATCGAGCAGCGGATTATTGTTCCACTCGAACTCGAACGACTTCAGGCGCTCGCTCAGGTCGACCTCGCTCGCGGCCACGCCGAACTCGAACTGCGTGCCGTGCATGCGCAGGAACGAGTCGGCCGTGAGCGCCGGCATCGTAAGCGCCGAGCTGGCGACGTGCCCCGACCCGATCAGGTTCGCCTCGAGCTTGAGGCGCTCCTTCTGGCGGCCCGAGATTTTGAACGAGGCCACGCAGATGTCACGGATTTTGTTTTTGATGCCGGTCGACTGCTGCTCGACAATCGTCGTCGCATTGAGCTGCTGCGCCGTCTGCGGAGTGATCGTGTGCAGATATGCGGCCGTCGCTTCCTGCTGCGCGCTCGAGACGGCGCCCATCCCGAATGCGCCGACCCAGCCGAGCATCTCCGCGCCGAGGTCCCAGCGCCTGGTCAGCCGGCAATCGAACAGTTCCTGGTGGCGCGCGTCAGCCCACTCGCCCACACCCACCTGGTCTTCGTTCGGCACGAACCCCTGATCCTCCTCGAGCAGGTCCGGCCCGAGGAACGGATAACTCAACGTCAGGCTGCCGTCGACCAGCGCCGTCGAATAGGCGCTCTGTTTTTTCGTGCTGAACGCCCACAGCACGTCATAGTCGCGTTCACTCATTCTCTCTTTACCATCCTTTCCTTCCGTGAAAATCCGTGAAAATCCGTGGTTACGATTTCTCGTAATCCATCTGCGTCTGGATGCGGACCGAGTAAATGAATGCGCGCGCGCTCGCGAGGATGCGCCGCCGCCACAGGATGCGAAACGGCTCGATCTCGAGGCCGAGATTTTCGCCCACCAGTTTCGAGCGAACGTCGTCGAGCGCCTCGTATATGCCGATCTCGGATGCGCCGCTCACGCCGCGCCTGGTCGCCGACTCGCCTCGCAGATTCCGAAACGCCACCAGCACGTCCCAGTCGCAGATGCGGTTGTAGACGGTGTTGCTGCCCGAGGCCTCCGTGAAGCGGTCGCCGGCAAACACCGGCAGCACCGCCGGCAGGATCAGCAGCGTCTTGCCGATCTCCTGCTCGAGCTGGCCGTCGTATGACTCGATCGTTTTCGCATATGTGTTGATAGGGTCCGCGTCGAGCGCCGTCACAATCGCATTCTCGATTTCGGTTATCGTGTACATCTCATCAAAATCCCATCAGATAATCAGCCACCGCGTCGCCGATATTCTCGAGGTCCTCATCCTGCGCCAGCATGAATGGGCGCGCCGGAATCTCGACCTGCATATGCCGCTGATGCTCGCGCACGTGTACCGTCTTCGGCTGGATTGGCTTCCCGAACGCCTGCTGGATCAGCCGCTCGTGAGCCGAAACGCTCACCTCCTGGTCGATCACGCCGCCCTCCTGGTGAATGCGGGCATAGACGCGGTCGGTCGACGCGCGCGCCCAGTCGGGTCCGCTCTCGCCGTGGATGCTGTCGAACAGGTCGCCGCTGTCAATCAGGATTTTCGTTTTCGGCAACTTCGCGAGCAGCGTCGCGTCCGCAAGCTCCTCCCACGCGTCCGGCCGGCCGCCCGCCTGGAAATTCTCCAGGACGCTGTCAACGAGGATTTGCGCGGCGACCTTCATCGGCACGCTCAGGTCTTGCGAGCGGTTCTCCATCTCGCGCAGACCGCGCGAGAGCGCGACAATGTCGCTCATGTCGATGCTGTACTCGATGCCGGGCATCAGAAATTCTCCAGCGTGTCGCTGTCGTACACCCGGTCGATGTCCGTGTTGGTCGTGCTGCTCTGAATCGAGCCGCCCTGTTCCGATTCGGGCGTCGACAGCCCGAGGCTGATCTTGCCGTCGGCGATGTCGCGCAACTTTTTCATTGCCGAGTTGTGGCGCGCGGTCCGCACCGGATCATCAATCGAGCGCCTCGAGTACAGATAGTAGATCGCGAGGTCGACCGAGATATTCTTCACGACCTCGGGCGTGCTCGACAGCGGCAGCTCGTAGCGCTCCTGCAGGTACGCGTCGATGTCGCCGTCCACCGTCGCGATCGCCTCGGCAATCACCGCCGCGTCGGCCGTCCCGTCCTCGTCATCGTCGGCGAGCTGCACCAGGTCGGCGCTCGGCAACAGTTTCTCGATGTCCGCCTGTACGCAGTAGCTCATTTACGCGAACATCCTTTCTCCGGGCGGTTTCGGCGGTTGATGCGGTCCCGCAGAATTCTCCGGAGAGGCCACAGGCGTCTCGTCCGACGCGTCTTTTGTGGACTGTGAACTCGGCGCTTCTTCTGCTACCCAGCCCGCCTTGCGCCAGGCATGGCTCGGGTCTTCGAGGCGCGCGGCGTTGATGCCGGCATACTCATCACCGGGCATGTATACGCGGTCGCCCTCCTGAAAGCGCTTCTTCACCAGCCATTTCTTCTTTGGCATCTTGCGTGTGTTCTTCTTCCCGTTCTTTTTCGCCATCGGTTTCCTCCAATGGGTTGTAGGGGCGGCCCCGTGTGGCCGCCCTCTACATCCCTATCGCATAACCCCTGATTGGGTTTGGCGTT